AAACAATTAGAGGGTGTCAAGTATATGGTCTTTGGGCATGAAATTGCCCCCACTACTTTAACCCCTCATTTGCAAGGTTATGTTTATTTTGCAAATACCAAGACATTTGCGGCAGTCAAGAAAATCAACAACCGCATTTCGTGGAGAAATGCAAATGCTTCAGCAGAAGCAAACAAACGTTACTGTACCAAAGAGGACACTGCATCGTATTTCGAAACTGGAATACCACCGATGGACAAAAAAACAAAAGCTCAAAAATGTGGAGAGGCAGAAATCGAACGATGGGATCAAGCAAAGGCAGCAGCCCAAGCCGGAGATTTGGAATCAATTCCATCTGATATATACCTCAAATATTACAGGACTTTAAAGGAAATTAAAAAAGATTTCATGCCAGCAATGCCGGATTTGGCAGAATTAGATAACTTGTGGATCTGGGGTCCTGCCGGCTGCGGGAAGTCTACTACAGCACGTCGTTCGTGCAACAATGAGTTTTATCCTAAACTCATGAACAAATGGTGGGATGGCTACCAGGGCGAAGCCGTTGTCATCATTGATGATTGGGAGGTCGAAAACCATCTAGGTCATCACCTCAAAATTTGGGCGGATCATTTCAGCTTCCTCGGCGAAACCAAAGGGGGCATGATTCGCATTCGCCCTCAGCGAATTATTATTACTAGTAATTATTCTCCTCATGATTGCTTTCCAGAGGAGCAACTTCAAGCAGCTATTCTTCGAAGGTTTAAGGTTCAACGGATGGGCGACGAACCTCGAAGATTTCCACACTTCGAGCCATACTCCCTCTTCAACGGTGCTAGGACACCTGTCATACCATTTATCTCGGAGTTAGTTATTCCTGATACCCCAGACGGGGTTACTAGTGTTTAAGCAGGAGCATACCCGCGCTTCGCGCGGTGTGCAGCACAGTGCTCTTATTTTTTGAAATTTGAATCTATTTTGTGTATTTTTAAATAATTGAATTTTCATTCATAATCAATTCTTATGCAAAACTGCTGCTACTGCGCGATTTGTCTGCAAAAGTTGTTACTTAGAAAGTGTCTTTGGGAAATCAAAAGCGCAAAATACTTTAAAAGATAATAATGGTTTTTGTACTTCAAGCACCTCGTTCCAATTATAGACGCAATAGATTACCCAGAAAGTACGTAAAAGCATATCGTGCTCAAATACGCGATCGTACTAAGTGGCCTGTAAAAGAGTGGGGCACAGCGCACCTAAAGAGAGGTGCTGCGTGGGTCCGAGAACAGTTTGGAGAAAATCAAGATACAGCAACAGCTGGCCAAAAGGAAGCAAGACAATTATCCGGTTGGAAAGGCAAAGGAAGATATACATTCGGCGGTGGATTCAACGCAAACGCAGACCTCAACGCAACTGGAAGTATCTTGGGGCAGAAATATGATCTCAAAGCTCACGGGGCTGGTAACTTCTTTGGTAGTAACATGTCTGGCAGCGGCATGTATAATAGTGAGTTACATGGGGATTCAAATCAGCTCATTGATAAAATGGGTTCGTCAGTGGCTATGCAAATTGTGGATTCCGAGAACACTCTTGTCATCCAAAACAGAGAATTCATCACAGATATCGCACCACCAGCAACATCCGGCAATTTCTATACTGCTCTATCTAGCGCTATCAATCCCGGTCTCACTAATCTTTTCCCGTGGTTGTCACAAATCGCACTCTACTACGAAGAATATGAATTCGAACAGCTTATATTCGAATTTAAAAGTATGGTTACAGAAGGCAATCAAAATGCACAAGGAAATATTATCATGGCTACGCAATATAACGCACTCAATCCTCTCTTCTCTTCAAAACAACAAATGGAAAATTACGATTATGCAAACTCATCAAAAGTAACTCAAAACGCTTTCCACGGCGTTGAGTGTAATCCACAGTTAAATGCTGCAGCAGCGCTGTACGTACGAAGTGGGAATGTACCCACTGGACAGGACGCTAAGACTTATGACTTAGGCATATTCCAATTCGCCGTTTCTAACGGCTATCAAACATCATCTATCAATTTAGGAGAAGTCTGGGTGTCTTACAGAATCAAATTAAGGAAATCTAAACTTATTTTACCCGGATATGATCTCTCACCAGTCGTTTTTGCAGCTTCTTATACTGCAACATCATCATCTTTCTCAAATTTATTCAGCAGTAGTTTAACAAGAGTACTTTCAAACAATACAGTCGCCGACATGGGAGCCAACAATGCTAATACACTAAGCTTACCAAGTTTCATAACTGGTGGAACATATAATATGAGAATTCTATTACCATCATGCACAATTATCACTACATCAGCCCCTACATCATTCTATAATTGCAGTGCTGCAAGTCCAGGGCCATGGACAACTGCTTCCGCAGCTGCAACAGGCGGCGTTAATATTGGTTTATGTTTTTTAATAAATGTAACAGGCCCGAATCCTACAGTAACGATTCCCGCACCAACTGGAACACATGTTGCTGGAACGGTCTATATATACATCAGTCAAGTATCTGGCAGTCTAGCTTAAATTAAAAGTAAAATAGAAAAAATATATATGCAAAATATCTAAAACTATAAAAAGGTGTCTATAGACACCACCAATAAATTGGAAATATAAAAATTTTCGTTACCCAGAATATTAAGCAGCCTTCGGCTGCGTTGGAATGGCGGGATATAAGGCAGCCTTCGGCTGCGTTGGGAAGTGGGATATAAGGCAGCCTTCGGCTGCGTTGGGAGGTGGGATATAAAACAGCCTTCGGCTGCGTTGGGAGGTCGCGCTTCGCGCGAAGGGAGGGGGGGAGCGCTTCGCGCACCCTACCCCTGACGGGGGTGGTGAGGGGCCCACGCATGTGGGATGTGGGATGGAAAGGTCCCTGTAATATTTAGAGGGACCTTCCCATCCCACTCGGCTAATGTTATAAAATTATATGTAACTATAACTACGGTGTAACTCGGCTCCGCGCGCTTCGCGCTTGGTTTACGCCCGGCTACCCCCTAAAGGGGGCCCCTGCCGGGCTGGCCTTTTTAAGATAGTAACTCGCTTGTGGTATGTAAAAAGATTTCCTCAGGGGGGGGGCGATTTTTAAAATTCGAATTTGAAATTTAAATACATACAGTAGGTTGTCTCTTCCAGATTCTGCCTGTGTCCGTAAAAGATACGGCCTGTGCCTGGGTTTTCTGCCTGTGCCTGGGTTTTATGCCTGGGTTTTATTCCCAGACGAAACTTCCTCACAATTAATACTACTCCGAACCTCTGCACCAGTTTTTAGTTAAAATGTCAGAAGCAATGTCACAAGTGGAACCAACCGAAAATGTCGAGGAAATCAGGTCGTTCGACGATGAACCACAATTCACGACCAATCAAACACGATGCTGGAGATTTACTCTCAACAATTATACCGACGAAGAAGAGGCGGCTATTAAAGTCTGGAGTAACGTCACGTATATGGTCTTTGGGCACGAGATTGCCCCCACTACGCTTACTCCTCATCTTCAAGGTTATGTTAAATTCACGAAGAATATGCGTTTCACGGCCCTAAAGAAATTAAATCCAAGAATGGATTGGAGAAATGCCAATGCATCCGCGCAAGCTAACCGCCGTTATTGTACCAAAGAAGATACTGGCTCATACTTCGAAACAGGTCTTATGCCCATGGACCGCCAAACAAAGGCTAAAAAAGCAGGATGCGCGGAAATAGAAAGATGGGATCAGGCTAAGGCTGCAGCACAGTCTGGAGATTTAGAGTCTATTCCTTCTGATATTTATTTAAAATATTATCGAACTCTAAAGGAAATCAAGAAGGACTATATGCCGGCCATGCCTGATATACCAGAATTAGATAACTTATGGATCTGGGGTCCGGCGGGCTGCGGAAAATCAACTAGTGCACGAAGAATGTGCAACGATACCTTCTACCCGAAGCTAATGAACAAATGGTGGGATGGCTATCAGGGAGAAGATGTCGTCATCATTGATGACTGGGAGGTCGAGAACCACTTGGGTCACCACTTAAAGATCTGGGCAGACCACTTCAGCTTCCTTGGAGAAACCAAAGGGGGCATGATTCGAATCCGCCCAAAGCGAATAATCATTACGAGTAACTACTCGCCTCATGATTGCTTCCCCGAAGAACAACTTCAAGCGGCCATTCTTAGGAGGTTCAAGGTGGAACGGATGGGTCCAGACAGTCCGCAGTATCATCCATACTTCACTCCATATGTATCGACACTAGTGGTGCCTGACACGCCGGATGGAACAGTCTCTTTGGAAGTTAGTGTTTAAGCTGGGACGGGCTCAGTGGTATATACCAATTAATACCATGTTTTCTGGGAAATTTCTTACTGTTTTCTGTCTTTTTAAATCATTACTTTTTATCTCACAATCAATTCTTATGCAAAACTGCTGCTACTGCGCGATTTGTTTGCAAAAGCTGTTACTTAGAAAGTGTCTTTGGGAAATCAAAAGCGCAAAATACTTTAAAAGACAATAATGGTTTTTGTACTTCAAGCACCTCGTTCCAATTATAGACGCAATAGATTACCCAGAAAGTATGTAAAAGCATATCGTGCTCAAATACGCGATCGTACTAAGTGGCCTGTAAAAGAGTGGGGCACAGCGCACCTAAAGAGAGGTGCTGCGTGGGTGCGAGAACAGTTTGGAGAAAATCAAGATACAGCAACAGCTGGCCAAAAG